CAAATTGGGTGTGATAGTCTTTTCTGGAAAGCACCAGCGAGTCTTTGTACCAAATAATTGTGGATGACCAATGCACACCACTATCCTCCAGCGCGAGGTGCAAATTTCCCCATTCCTGTGCTGACATAACAGCCCCTACAAAAAACAGTGCATACCGAGAAACCCAGTGTTTATGCGGGTTAGCGGGTACGCAAAAATTCATTTTTACAGTCATAAAAGGGTATAACAGCGGCATAGACATAATAATAGACGGCGCATAAAATGCCGAAATATGGAATTTTGCCCTTTAAGGACTGGAAAAAGCTATACAGCCTTGAAACTTCAAAAAAGGCTTGTATGTTAAAAAATGGATTTCCAAGAATAGGATAAGCCTCTCCGTCAATAAAATAATTTGACAGGGGGCTTTTATTATGGAAACGGCAATTTATGGCAGAGTTTCGACTGAAGAACAAGCACAAGAGGGGTATTCAATCCGGGGGCAGGTGGAAAAGTTAAAATCATACATTAGTGCCAAAGGTTGGTCTATCTATGACGTATATCTTGACGAGGGCATTTCCGGCAAGAATATAACCGAGCGTCCAGCCATAAACCGTATGATTGAGGATATAAAAGCCGGGCATATAAAAAATGTCCTTATCTTCAAACTTGACCGCCTTACACGTTCCGTTGCGGATTTGGTTTATCTCATTGACCTATTCAAAAATTATGGTTGCGCGTTTAACTCATTGTCTGAAAGTATAGACACTTCCACAGCGTCCGGGCGTATGTTTATAAAGATAATCGGCATATTTGCGGAATTTGAACGTGAAAACATTGGGGAGCGTGTGAGGTTAGGCAAGGAACGCAAAGCAAAAGAGGGTTTTACAACCGCTTGCGCGACTATAAGTTATGGTTATGACCGCGCCAAAGGCGAAAAGGTACAAACGATAAATGAAGAAGAAGCAATAACAGTACGCCGGGTTTTTGACTTGTATGTTACTAATAATATGTCATTAAACGGCATAGCCAAAGAATTAAATAAGGATAAAATACCCACAAAGCAAGGAACTTTTTGGAACTCCGGCACGGTTGTAACCTTGTTAAAAAATCCCAACTATATGGGAAATGTACGTTACAGCATGGATAACCGGGAGCGATATTTTGAAGCAGAGGGCAAACATGAAGCAATAATAAGCCCGGAACTATTTAACGAAGCGCAAACCCTCTTAGAGAAAAACAAACGAGCAACACCCACAAAAAGAGGGTTAGAACGTAATTATTATGTGGGGTTAGTTTATTGCGCGTTATGTGGGCGAAAATTAAAGCCGCATATGGCAGTAAGCCGCACAGGGAAAACAGAATACAGCTATGTTTGCGCGGGTAGAGTGCCGGGGGCGTGTGTTGCTAAAATGGTATCATCACGCAAAATAGAAACCGCAGTATTTGAATACATTACAAATTTCCCCGATATTGTACCCGATACCGAAAAAGAAGAAAAGGAAAAACAAGCGGCGGCGGCGCGTATTGAGGAAATGCGCGACAAAATAACCACAATAGACGCTAAAGAAAAAGAAATGTTAGATTCTTACATTGAAGATAACGCTTCACTTGTTGAATATCGAAGTGTTAAAAAATTGTTAGATGAAGAAAGGAGGAAACTATTACAGGAAATCGAAACACTATCACCGCCGGAAGAAAACGCAACAGACCCAAAAACAAAAGCTGAAATTATTTTGACTTTTACAAAGTCATGGAACAACTACACCGACACAGAAAAGCGGCAATTTTTATTAAAGCACATAAGCAAAATAGAAATCATAAACAAACCGATAAAAGACAGGAACGAGGGAAAATGTGAAGTGCAAAATATCGAATTTAATTTATAGGGGGCGTTTATGATACGCAATTTTGACTTGTTTTGTTCGGATAAATGCGGCGAACCGCTAAACAAAATTTACAAAGAAAAACGGACGATAACAAGCACAAGCGAATTAAAAGCCGCCGTCACATTCGACCATGTGGCGGCGGCATATAAAAAGAACATGAGAAAAAACGAAAATTACATACAATCGAATTGCGTTATGTTTGACGTAGACAACACGGAAACCGACACGCCGGGGGAATGGGTAACAAGTGAAATATTACGCGCCGACTTCCCGGACGTAGAGTATTTTACAGTAACAAGCCGTAACCATATGAAAGAAAAAGACGGCAAAACACCAAGACCAAAATTCCATGTATATTTTCCGATTGTTACCATAACAGAGGTTGCGGAATATACAGCGTTAAAAAAACGCACAAAAGAACTTTTTACATACTTTGATAAATACGCCGCAGATACAGCGCGTTTCTTTTTTGGCAACCCAAGCGCGGAAATACAGCATTTTGAGGGTAATTCTTTTTTGGCGGAATACATTAAAAGCCTTGCGGATATTGAAATTCCGGCGGAAATAGAAGCGGTTACACAGCCCGAAAACATACCCGCGCCGCAACCACAGCCGGACACCGCCGCACTCATCCAGACCGGGCAAGAAAACCCGCCGCCGATAACAACCGCGCCGGGGGAAATTCCGGCGGGGCAACGCAACAGCGAAATGTCAAAATTTGCCTTCACAATGTTAATCAAATACGGCGATTGTGAAAAATCCCGGCGTGAATATGTGGAGTATTCAAAAAAGTGTAATCCACCGCTTGACGCTAAAGAATTACAGGTTATTTGGGAAAGAGCGGTTACAGCCTATTTACAAAAAATAGCGGGTAGACCGGGTTATATACCGCCGAAAGAATACGCAAAGTGGAAAGAGATACAGCCGATAGAAACGATAACGCCGCCGCCGTTCCCTTTTGCGGCGTTCCCGGCTACATTATCGGAATTTACTAAAAGCATATCAGAATACACGCAAACCGCGCCGGAAATGTCATGTGTTTTAGTTTTGGGAGCGTTGGGGGCAGTATTTCAAAAGAAATATAAAGTACAATCCATAAATAAAAATTTTGAGCAACTTTCTATATACGCCGTTGCAATAAGCCCACCGGCAGAGCGGAAAAGTGAGGTTATACGCTATATAATTTCACCTTTTCATAAATTCCAAACGGTTCACAATTCCGAACTAAAAGAAGAACTAACAGAAAACGAAGTAAAACGCAAAGAAATAAAAGCGGCATTACACCGCGCCGAAACTAAACTTGACGATACACCCGAAAAACGCAAAAAATTACATGACGCACAAAAGGCAAATGATGAATTTGAAGAAGTACACCCTTTAACCCTTATTGCAGATGATACAACTACAGAAGCGTTAATAACCTTATTAGCGCGGAATGGTGAAAGAATGTTTATTGCGAGTGGTGAGGGCGGTTTATTCTCTAATATGAAAGGGCGATACAGGCAGGGCGGGGATGATATAGAAATCTACTTGAAAGGGCATAGCGGCGATTATATAAGCGTACACCGCAAAAGCCGCGAAACCGAAGTATTACAATCCCCGGCGTTATCAATGTCAATATGCGTACAGCCTTTTATAATTGATAACGTGTTACTTGATGAAGAAAACACCGGGAAAGGTTTAACCGGGCGTATAATCTTTGCATATCCCGCCGCCAGAGCAGGAACGCGCAAAGCAATAAGCGACACGCCGCCAATTCATAAAACATATGACAAGGCTATATTTTACGCATTACAAAAGACAATAGCAATGGAAGAAACAAAAACTATCATTTTTTCAAATGAAGCGGCAAAATACGCAGAGGAATATTTTTACATTCCCGAAACACGAATTGAGGACGGTTTTGACCGCGCCAAGTCATGGAACGGTAAAACATTCGGATTGTCTATAAGAATAGCGGCGTTATTTCATGCGTTCCAATGTTTTGAGGACGGCAAAGAACCCGACGAAATACCCATAAGCATACAAACCATGAAGAACGCCGCCGAGGTTACAGAGTGTTTAGCGATACACGCCGAGAAAGTTTTTGCAGGGGATGACCAAAGAACCAACAACACACTATATTTAATAAAGCGTATTAAAAGATACGGACAACAGCAAATAGCAAAACAAAAAATGTGGCAGGGAGTGAAATCGAAATTTAGGGCAACAGAGCGACTTGATGAAATACTCCAGTATATGGAAGAACGCGGATATATACGGATTGAGAAAGTATCAACCGGGGGCAGACCCGCCGACTATATAAAAGTTAATCCGGCGTTGCTTGATGAAAACTCTAAATATTGATAACATACCGAAAATGCACCATTTTTACAAAGCTAAAATCACGATTTTGTAAAAGTCAATTTTCAAGTGCATTTTCGGTACAATTTCACGGTATGACAAAGGCGGTTTATTCTATGTTTCAATGAACAAGCCGCAAAGAAACCGCTAATATAAAGGTTTTGCAGTACAGCAAGCAAAAGCAAACATAAGCGAAAAAACCTAAAAGCCAAAAACGCCTTTTTTCTAAAATGTAGTGCATTTTTGGGGAAATAGACAAGAGATAACGCACTAAAAACGCCGATATTACAAAAGATATTTATACAGCCTTGCAATTTTCTATACTTGTATCACAATTTATTAAATGTACTGAAATGCAGATTTTTTACAATGGCGAAAATTCGCGGTTGTAAAATGGTGCATTTACGGTGCATTTTTTTAGTTATATTCACGGCAACACAGGCATATAGTTATATAAAACAGGGGATTTATAAGGCATTGCAAACGTAAAAATTAAAGAATACAAAGACAAGCAAAACACGGTACATAGGACAAATACAGACAAGCGAAAAACAGGCACATTATACACAAAAAATTCAAAAATGGCTTTTAGGTTTATTTTCTTTACTATTTTCCGGGCAGGGGGTGAGTGATTGAACTTTATAACAAAGCTATTCAAGCCCAAAGAAACGCCGCCGCCGGGTAAGCGGGTAGAAATCCCGATATATAGCGGCTTTTCACCATTTAGCGGCGCGGCATATGATAACGCTATTTTCCGGGGAGCGGTTGACACAATAGCCAAACACGCCGCAAAGCTAAAACCGTACACCATGCCAACAATACAGCGGCTTGACAGGGTTTTACAGATAGAACCAAACCCATATATAAGCGCATACGATTTACTGTACAAAGCCGCAACCGCTTATTTTTGCGATAATAACGCCTTTATTCTCATACACCGGGATAATAACGATAATGTAACCGCGCTTTATAATTTAACCCCGGCAAGCGTTGAATTTTTACAAGACAGCGAAAACGGCGGGGACTTGTATTGTAAATTTACATTCAAAGACGGCGTAAATGTGATTATTCCCTATGCAGATATTATACATTTACGGCGGCATTTTGCAAAAAATGAACTTTTGGGAGCTGATAACGCCGCACTATTCCCGGCATTGGAAACAGCACACGCACAAACCGAGGGCATAAAGGCAACTATACAAAACGGCGTAACAATTCGCGGCGTTTTGCAGTTTACCGGGATTATGAAAGACGAAAAGTTAAAAGAGCAAAAAGAGTATTTTGTCAAAGAATACTTACAGCTAAGCAATTCCGGCGGCGTTATTGCCCTTGATGAAAAAATGAATTATACGCCGATAACGACAAACAGCGTAACAATAGACCCGGCACAACTAACAGCGGTACAAAGTCAAATATACTCATATTTGAACATATCCGCAAAAATGGTTAGCGGGGAATATTCCGAGGATGATTTTGCGGCATTTTATGAAAGTGTAATTGAGCCGTTAGCCTTGCAAATGAGTCTTGAATATACACGCAAGATATTTACACCGAGGGAAAGAGCATTTAAGCGTGAAATTATTTTTGGCGGGGAACGGTTAGAATTTGCAAGCGCGAAAACGCGAATTTCCATGTTAAAAGAATTGTTACCCTATGGACTTCTAACAATAAACGAAAGCCGCAAAATTTTATCATTGCCGGAATTGCCGGACGGTGACAAACGCCTGCAAAGCCTTAATTTTGTAAACGCCGCAAAAGCAGATGAATACCAAGAAGTGGAAAGCGAGGAAAACGATAATGCAAACGCGAATTTGTGAAGTGAGGGCAACAGAAACGCCGCTAATTATTGAGGGTTTAGCGATACCATACGAAACACCCGCCGAAATACACGGTTATACCGAAATAGTGAGGGCGGGGGCGTTGGACGGCGTTAATTTAGATGATATTTTGCTATGTTGTAACCATAATATGGCAGATGTGCCGTTGGCGCGTTCCCCAAAAACTATGCAACTAACAATAAGCGGCGCGGGTTTAGAGTTTAAGGCAACTTTACCCGATACAGAGCAAGGGCGGGAAGTGTATACAGCCGTTAAGCGTGGGGATTTAACAAAAATGTCTTTTGCCTTTTCGGTTGCAGAAAACGGCGAAACATTCGAGAACAACACACGCACCATAACCAAAATAGAGCGGATATTTGAAATAAGCCCGGTAAATTTCCCGGCGTACAATGATACAGCGGTTTTTGCACGAAATAAAAACGAAAAAGGAGAGAACGCAATGCAGAATTTTAACCCGGTAACAGGCGCGGCGGCGGCGTTTGACGAAAGAAACAGCGCGGATATTACAGGCGCGGAATATAAAAGCGCGTTTTTCAAGTCTATGTTGGGGCAACAGCTAACAGCCACAGAAACCCGCGCATTTAACGCCGTAAAAGCTGAAAAACGCGCAGACGCTTTTAATACTCTTACAAATTCGGCGGCGGTTGTGCCAGACGCTACATTAAACGAGATTATAAGAAAGGCGCGTACAATCGGCGGGTTATTTTCTGAAATACGATTATTTACAATCCCCTCTAATGTAACCGTTCCTATAGGCACACCAACAGGCGCGGCGGCGTGGCATATTGAGGGTATGCCAGTAGACAGGGAAAAAGCAAACGTAAACCCGGTTAATTTTGCGGGGTATGAACTGTTAAAAATCTTTTCTTTATCGGTTGCGGCGAAACGTATGAGCGTTGCGGCGTTCGAGCGGTACATAACAGAGGAATTGACCGATAGCATACACGCCGCTATAAATGACGCAATATTAAACGGTACAGGAACAGGACAGCCGACCGGGTTATTATCCGGCATTACATGGGATGAAACAAACAGCATAGACAGTACAGCATTTAGCGGGGATGATATTTTAACCCTTATGTCTATGCTTGCGCGTGGGTACGGAAACGGCGCGAAATTCGCAATGTCAAGCCATACACTTTTTAACCGGGTACACAAAACAAAGAACGCAAACGGCGATTATATTTTTACCATAGATAACCAAAACGACAATATTGTACGCCTTTTTGGTTATCCGATTGTAATTGATGATTTTATCCCAGATGATACCATATTATTTGGAAATTTCAAATATTACGGCGTAAATATCCCGGAGGGTATAGCGGTTGAGGTATCGAGGGAAAGCGGCTTTACAAGCGGTTTAATTGATTATAGAGCAATGGCGGTTGCGGATGGGAAGCCCCTTGTAAATGAAGCGTTTACAAAGCTAACCATTACAGCAACCCCGACACCATGAGCGGCGGCATATTCACCATAGACGAAGCGCGGGAAATATTACGCATAGACGGTACAGACAACGACCCGCAAATAATTGCACTTGTCGAAGCTATACCCGCATATTTAGAGATAACAGCCGGGTACACGGCAACCGGGGCATATTCACCGCTTGCAAAGACGGCAGCGCGGTTTATTCTGCAATTATGGTATTTTGGAGAAAACAGCGACACCGACAAATTAAAGCGGGTAATTGATAACTTACTAAAGGCGTTATCTTATGAATGATAAATTTTACAATAGTCAAAAATGGCGGCGGGTATCTAAAGCGTTTCTAAAATCCCGGTTATATGTTTGCGAGCGTTGCGGCGGCGTTGGTGAGATTGCACACCACAAAATAAGGCTTGACCGCTTTAATGTGCGAAACCCGGAAATAGCCCTAAATATGGATAATCTGGAATGTTTATGTTGGGCGTGTCACAACAGCGAACACGGCGCGGCGGGAAGTGCAACAGCGGCGGGGGTATCTTTTGACAGCGCGGGTAATGTCATATACTCCCCCCTTATCCCGCCAAAATAAAACATTAAACAACACCGGGCAGGGGGTGTACTTTTCCTCTCCCTGAATTTTCTAAAACTTTTATAAGACATGAACAAGGATAGGGGGTACTACACCATGAGAAAGAGCAAAGACCAAGTAAGGTTAGAGCATTTACTAACACTTATCCCCGAAGAAAAACAAACAGCCGGGGAATATCTTATTGACGAAATTCTTTTTCTAAAGAAACCGTTAAGGGATTGTAAAAAGAAACTGGAAACCGACAGTAGCGAGGTACGCAATTATGATACCCTCTGTAAGCGTTATTCCGCGCTTATAAAGCAATTAACCGACCTACTACCCAAGAAGCCACCGCAAAGCGATTTAGACGAATTAACGGCGTTTATACAGAGTGCTGATAAATGACAGGGGGTTAGTAGTGCATGAGTTATATACAAGAATATAACACGCTTATTCAAGCCGGAGAAATCCCGGCTTGCAAGCGTTTATTGCGTGTGTACAATAACCTAACCAATAATATAAATAACAAAATTTTTATCCTTAACCCCGATAAAAGCCGCCGCGCCGTGGAATTTATAGAGCGATTTTGTAAGCATAGCAAGGGGGAATGGGCGGGGCAACCGATACAATTAGAGTTATTCCAAAAAGCCGTTATTGAAGCTATTTTCGGCGTTATAGACCCGGTTACTGGCTTGCGGCAGTTTAGGGAATGTTTCTTTTTGGTGGGAAGAAAAAACGGAAAAAGTACGTTGCTTGCGGGCATTGCTTTATACATGATGTTAGCAGATAACGAGGGCGGCGCGGAGATATACAGCACCGCCACAAAATACGCACAGGCGCGGCTTATTTTTGATGAAGTACATAGCATGGTAAAACAATCCCCACAGTTAAAAAAGCACGTTAAAAAGCGTAAAATGGACTTATTCCATGAAGCTACATTTAGCAAAATACAACCCCTTGCGCGTAATTCTGATACATTGGACGGACTTAATGCACATCTTGTTATTATGGACGAACTACACGGCGTAAGGGATAGAAATTTATATGAAGTAATGAAACAATCACAGGCGGCGCGGCGGCAACCGCTTTTAATTATGATAACCACAGCCGGAACGGTACGCGAGTGTATTTTTGATGATATGTATAAATACGCTTGCGATATAGCAGACGGCGTATATACTGATGATAGCTTTTTACCGATTATTTACGAGTTAGACAACCGGGAAGAATGGCAGAACCCGGCGGCGTGGATGAAAGCTAACCCGGCGTTGGGAAGTATAAAAAAGATTGATGATATACAATTCAAAGTAACACGCGCAAAGAATAACCCCGCCGATTTAACCGGGATTTTAACAAAGGATTTTAATATCCGGGAAACCTCTAAAACGGCGTGGTTATCGTATGACGATATAAACAATGAGGAAGAATTTTACATACAAGATTTTGACGGCGTTTTTGCAATCGGCGGCGCGGATTTGTCTATCACTACAGATTTAACTTGCGCGACCTTGTTAATGATGAAGCCGGGGGCAGATAAAAAATACATATCACAAATGTATTGGTTGCCCTCTGATAATCTACATGACCGAATAAAGATAGATAAAATCCCATACGATAAATGGTATGACCGGGGCTTATTGCGGTTATGTGAGGGTAATTGTATCAATTATTCAGATGTTACAGCGTGGTTTGTAGAAATGGTTAAGGGGGCGGGGTTATCGGTTGCGTGGGTTTACTATGACAGTTACAGCGCAAAATATTGGGTGCAAGAAATGACCGCCGAGGGGTTTAGAATGGAACGGTGCATACAGGGTGCTAAAACCTTATCACTCCCCATGCAGATGTTAGGGGTAGACTTGCAAGCCAAAAGAGTAAACTACAACAATAACCCGGTTTTGAAATGGTGCTTGACGAATACAGGCATACAGACCGATAGAAACGGAAATATAGTACCAGTTAAGAACCAGTCACCAAAACAGCGCATAGACGGTACAGCAAGTTTATTAAATGCCTATGTGGGATTGTATGAGCATTACGCAGAATATACGGCGGCATTATGATTATATTTCTTTTTTGGCGGGAAAGGGCGGGAAGTATGCGAAACTTGAAAGATAAAAAAATAACCCTCTACAGGAAAGAACGCACGAAAGATAGCGCGGGTTTTGGCGTAGATAATTACAAGCCTATCCATGAGGGTAAATTGTGGGCGTATGTACGCCAGTTATCGGCGGGGGAGTTTTACAGCGCAAAAGCCGTACAACAGAAAGAGGAAATGCTTTTTACCATAAATTGGCGCAATGACATAAACGCCGCCGATACGGTTATCGAATACAGGGGCATACTTTACGATATAACGAGGGTGGACACGTTCGAGGGGTACAAAGAAGATTTGAAAATATACGCCGCCGCGATTGCTTCACAGCCGGGAACGGTTAAGGAGTGGCAGGGATGAACCCTGTCATTTTTTGCTTGCTTTTTTGGACAGGTTTTGGTATAATATAGCATGGTGAGGTTGGATAAATTCACTTGAAAATTTTTGAGGAAAATCATGGGGGTATTATCATGATTAGAGATGCTATGCGCGAATTTTATGAATATTATTATTCATCTCCCGACTTCAAAATGTGGAGAGATGAATTTGTTAGCGAAATATATGCTTGCTTAACGTCAAATATTGGGATTAGAGAAGATTTGATAGTTACAGAATTATGCGATGTTATGTCAAGAAAACAATTTAGGGGCTTGCGGATAGAAAGCAGAAAAACGCATAGTAGAAGTACATCCGGCGTTCAGTTTGACTATATTGGCAAACAGACAGTTAAAGAACTTGCAGATATGGTTATTGTGTCAATCGTCACATTTAATCGTGAAATTCTTTTTTTGAAAACTGCATTTGTCCAAAACAAAAAAGCACCCAAAGATAATAAAATATCGACATGGGGCATAGACCAAAAGCAACTGTTTTTATTGAAAAATTTTCCAAAATTTGCAGGTGTTTCTGGAATTTTCAACAATGAAAAAGTTTCTTCTATTTTTAATAAAGGGAAAATTTCTTTTTTGAATTTATCAAACACCTTAGGGAATTTTGGATTATTTGACACAAATGGAGAAATGATATTTTTAACGGCGAAAAATACATTTTGCAATCAAAATGCAAGTGGTAACATATCTTTTGACAGTATACGAAATGCCGCCGCATTTTCAGCACCAGCAGCAAATTATTATCACAGCTACCATAATAATTGCCGTAGATGTTACAAAGATTGTTTTGATGATTACATGGGATACTTTACATCACTTTCCAACCTTGACTATATGCCTTTCTTTAACAATTACAGTTATGCTTTAGATGTTCACGAGGTTGTAAAAGACCTAACATTTTTTAACATTGGCGAACCCTCAAGCATATTAGGAAAAGTGATAGATGAAAAATTGTATAATTTTACTGGTTATTTATTGTTTTCTGCGTTTGGGCATAAACTAAACGAAAATCATTTCAACTATAATGAAAATACTAATGATTTTTGGGAAGGTGGTATAAACATAATACTCAATCATTTGGAGTTAAGCAAACAATACTATGGTTAAATAAGTGCAAAATGGTAAATTAACACTACAAAACCGCGCCGCAAAGGTTACAATTTCCGTTAGCTTTTGGCGCGGTTTTGGTGTAAAATAGAAAACAGGCGGGGAGAGCCGCCTATTCTTAATTGCGTATACATATGTGTTTTGCAGGGGTTATCATTACGCAGTAGAGCATCGCCCCCGGCAAGCAAACCGAAGCCGCAGATTTGAACACTGTACGCAAAAACTCCCCAAAATCTGCCTTGGACATATTATCGTTTTTGATGTTTCTGCGCTTCCAACTC